CGCATCCAGTCCAGAAGGGGCGGCTTGAGCACCGCCGATTTCGGCCGCGACACGGCTCAATTCGGTCTTTCGAGTACCGGTCGCGGCATGCAGGCGCTGGACAGACGCCTTTTTCCTTTCTTCTTCAGCCTTGAGCTCGAGCATGCCAACAGCGGGCACGTAGGGGCCCCAGGTCGAGTCAGTGTAGCCAGAGAGCTCGAAGCCCGGTCCACCAGAGATTTCCACAAGCATTTGGATCGAAGTGGAGACCGTGGACGGGTTGTTGAGCTCGGTGACAACATAGACAGCAAAAAGTCCGCAACTAGCATTGACGGACTTGTATGGCAGATTGGTGGTGAAAGGCAGAAGGAAGGCGAATTCCCTCTCACCACCAACATCGATGAACTCGCGATGACAGAAGGCAGAGGAAGTGAAGCCTGGGTCAGAGCTGAGACCAGGATACCAGGCCACACACAAGCGTCCTGTATGGTAGGGGGTCTTGACGAACTTCAAGCGCACCACGATGGGGCCTCTCCAGAGACGGAAGAACTTGGAGAGATACCCAAGAGGGCCGGCTACATAGTAAGCAGGCGGGCCCGATCGAAGCACGCGGAGATTCGCAGGAGTCGGGATCAACGTGAAGAGCGTCGAACCACTAGTGGCAGCTTGCGCCCACGAGACGGAGGAGAGGAAGTAGGACTTCGAGAGCAGGTATTCCATCGACATTTCATCGACGTTGCTCCCGGCAAATCCAGGAAGGACATCCACTTTACTGCTCTTCGTGATGGCGGTAGACTGGACGGTTTGGATCCCGTCACAATTGGCAGCACCGTGATTGATGGACGTGGTCTGATACGAAGATGCGGACTCATCGTTGGGTTTTTCGTAACCGAAGGCGGCGGCGACGCCGGCTCCGATATCGGCAGCCCATCGAGCAATACCCGCGAACGCAGATAGGTCAGGGACAGCAACCTCCACAAACTCGGCCGTTTTGGCGACCTTGCCTAAGAAGGTTGAGACTTTGCCAGAGGCCTGAGCCTCGGTGTCGGTGATGTTGGAACTCTTTTTCTTGACGGAGCGTTTACCCGCACCCGATTGAAGACGCTGAATGCGCCTATAAGGGGCAGAAGGGACGGTCATCTTGGTCGGATTGAAGAGCTCAACGGACTCAGGGACTGCGGAAACGAAAATGCTGTATCCGAAGTTGGTCGAAGCACCGGTACCGGAGCCAGTAGCGAAGGGGCTGTAAATGAGGAAGTAGACAGAGCCCCACGAAGGAGTGCCAGTGGTCATGTCATGAAAGGCGCAAGGAGCAACCCAGGGTATCTCCATCTCACACTCAGATTCAGTCGCAATGTCAAGTTCGACACGGGGAAGCTGAGTAGCGAGAACGAGATCGGTCGCGCGGGTTCCAGGGAGGAGACCCGCGTCACCCTGAGGGATCCACACCATGAGGAGACGACCTTGGCAGGAGTCGGAGGCATTTACCATGAGTTTCACACGGAGGGTTGCCTTGATACCCTGGAATCCAGTGACGGCGGGAGCGATCATGCCGGAGGAATCCGTTAAGTACTCAACTCCAGGATCGAAGCTGAGGATGGTCGAGCCGGCGGCGTGGGAACCGTCGATGTTACCGCTCCCCACGAGCACCCAAGTACCAAGACGTTGACGGACGTCGTTTGGGGTGTGCGTGGAGTTGGTCGAGACAATGGACGCTGGAGTAGACATAGGGTCTTGCATCTTGACAACCTCACCAGGTTTGTCAGTGGACATAGCGCCAATGCCCTGCATTTCAGCAGGCTTGGTGGACACCAGTTCTCCTTGAACAGGGGTGTCAATGGACTTGATCGGTTCTACGGTTGGTTGGGCCATCAGTACGACACTCACAAAGTCCTGATGCGAGATCAATGTGAGGTTCCGGTTCACCTGTCTTAACTCTTCGGGGCTGCCGAAGTCGTGCGCTGATGAGTACTCCCAGTTGCTGCTGGGGTCACGAGATAACTGTATGTCGGCGGAAGTTCCGGAGATTGCCAACAACAGGATTACTAAACAAAGGGGTATCAGACCCAATGCTAGGGACGGGAAAGCACCACGAAGGGGGCCGAACCCCGTCCGTCTGACTCTCATCAGACGTTCATAGAGCCAGAAGAACGGGCCAAGGACAATTGGAAAGATGACAAGCGCGAGGAACACGCTGTCAACCCACCAACGGGCCTTGACTGTACGAGCAACATGACGGTGCATCCGACGCATAAGGGACAAGCGCGGATTAACGGGTTCATTGGAGCCAGGAGTGAGAACTTCGTCGAGAGGTGGAGTAAAGTGAAAGCCACGGACAGACATGGAGTCGTTGATATACGGATCAAAAGGAACGTCAACGAGACCACGAGTGTAGCCATAGGAATACTCAATTTTGACAAGGTATGTGAGCTCCTCGTCAGGGTCCGTATACTCAAAGACCCATCCACCGTCAGGAGAATGACTCCAGGAATTGTCACCCTCAAAGGGAGGGATGTCAGCAAGGGGATCAGGGGCACAGCTGTGGACTGGTGATTTTGTAGCACTTTTCACCAGCACAAAAGAGCACTGTGACTTGTTGACGCCGAAAATAGGGACTTCTCTGGGTTCTAAGTTGATAAATGAGTTATTCCCTTGTCGGCGGAGGACGGTCCAATACCGGTCCCAATAGAGGTGTGTAGCATCGTTGATTTCACCCATGGCGGCCTTGAAGTGGTCAGCAAAGGAATCGTCAGAGACAATGAATTGGTACTCAGCGCAAAAATGCGCGGGATTCCATCGTTGTGTCTCAAAATTCCAAGAGATCCACGTTTCACGGGGGCCACCACGGGAGATTTCGAATCGGGCAATTACTTCACACGTCCCGTCGTGGGCGACACCTTCGCGAGCATGCATGAAGATCTCGCGATTATCAGGACAAATAAGGTGCCAGAGTGGGCCGTCGCCTTTGGAGGCGCCGCCACCCATGAGGCCAATAAGAGTCTGATCTTGAAGCCATTCACGCGTGTTACCACGTACTGAGAGTATGCGAGACGCATTCTCCCAGGTTGTGGAAGTAAGATTGTCCATAAGGACATTCTTCTCGCGTATAGGGAATTCTTCGTTGTAGGCCTCATAGTAGGACTTGAACATAACAGGGGACATTTCATTCCAAGTGGACATATCGTGGAGCGACAGCTCATGGAGAGCAATGGAAAAGTTGTCCATAGCAACAATATCGTTCTTATCCCACTTAGGGTGCCAGTAAGGAAGTTCACGGACAGTTTCGAGAGAGATCGGAGCAACGTAGCGGTCGTAGCGGGGTTCATGGCGCCACTTGCACTTGAGGAAGGTTACCTTGGAAAGGTCCTCCCATTCGTCAGTCTCAATCTTCTTTTTATCGGCGGTAGTATAGCGAAGGCCGATCTTTGCCATCTGGGGAGCCCAGGTGGTCGGCTTGAACCATTTACGGACTGGTTCAGCAGGGTGGACAACATGATCGTCGCCCTGAGCAAGAAGAGAGACAGAAGCATCGAAAGAGAGGGTTCCAGCAACGGGACCTTGCGGATGCAAGTTGCGGAAGGCGAGACGAAAAGCGACGCGCCCGTAAGCTGTGGCAGTAAATGCAGTGGCGAGATGGCCAGAGCAGTAGGAGTTGACAAGTTCATGGATCAGCACGTCGTAGATCACGAGATACTGGTACATGTCAGACCACAGAACACGGCGGGCCATATCTTGGCGGGGAGTGGAGTTTCGGTAATGGGGCATAATGATGTATTCATGGATGCAGATGAGAATGTACATTCGGGTCGTTGAATCAAGACCTTCGAAGTCACCAGCATACATGCCTTCACCATCAAGTCCGGAACGCTTAAGGAAGCGTCCAGCAGTGTCCCACTCACGGGAATAGCGATTGATACCAAGAGCATAACCGTTGCGGATACGGCCTTCAATGATGTCAGCGAGGAAGTCACCGTACATCATCTTGCAGGCAAGGAAGTAAGGAAGTGAAGTGGGCATTATCAGGCGAGTCTTGCCAGACAGCCACTTTTCGTAAGAGCGAAGCTCGTCTTTAGGGACGGCCATGGTAACGTGGGGCATGCGAATGCCCTTCTCAGCGTTGTCGAGAATTTCCATGACCATAGCTTTAAGTTCAAGAGCTTGAGGAGTGGCAGGGTCGATAGGGCCATCAGTTCCCAGCCACTTGGTCTTGCCTGGC